AACTCACTTTTAGGTCTGTCCATACCGTCTTGAATCGGTTTGAAAAAGAATGGATAGTTGACTGATATTGGTACAACTTTGTCAGTAAACATCTTTTTAGCATCCCAACCAGATTTCGATAATATTCCAAATCTTGCGTCACTCGATATAGTAGCAAGGTTGATTGTTTCCGCGCTTGCCATAAACGAGAAACCAGATCGTCTATTTTTAAGGTAACATATTCCATAACACCGTTTATCTGCTTTACAAGCTTCCCAAAATATATAGAATAATCTATTGGATTCTCTAAATTCAGGAGCACCCACATCAATTTTTGACCACTGAAGATACATATAGTGAGTACCGGTGATATAAGTAGGAGCACCATTGTTGTAATACCAAAAACCATCTTCTCGTCTTGCAAATTCTTCATCTATATAGTCTATATACTGACTTTTAAAAGCAGTTGGATATTCTTTCCAATCAAAAATTGTTTTTATTCTTGTTAATGCTTTTGGTTGTGGGGTTACCTCCCATTTGTCACTGTTAAATTTACACACATTTTTAGGTATGTTAGGAAGTGCTATTTTGAGATTTTGTATCTCATATATTTCACCTATCATACCCGTTTTACTTATAACAACAACGTCATGTTCTTTGTTATAACCATATTTCCATTTTTTAGACTTATTAAGTCTTTTAATGGTATTTATTCTAATAGGGTTTACAACCTTATATAATTGTTGCTTATACATTACTTAGATCTTCTTTCAGCAAAACCAGAAAAATTTTCTATTTTTGTTGACTCTTGGTTTCCATCAAGCATGTCTTGCTCGTCATTTATTCTATTTAATATCTCAAAAGCATCAAATATAGCTAATTTTTTTGTAGCGGCTGCGTTTTTTAATCTATCTGCAGATATATCTTCCTCAGAATCTACAATAGCTTCTTTAGCTACTTTGATTAATTCTTCAACTGCTTTGTGCCCAGCTTGGATTATACGTTTCTTCGTTTCCTTGATACTCATATTTAATTTCAATAAATTTGTTAGGTATTTTATATAATAATTTGTTATCTAATATAAACTCATGATTCATTCTTGGATTAAATCCAACTAATTTATCTGTTTCAAAAGTTCCATCAGTATATTTTACAATACCAATATTAGATTTTTCTTTTTGAAAGAAATAAAATTCATTATTTTCTTTTATTGGTTTTATAAAAGTAAAACCCTCTAAAGCATTCCAAGTGTTATTTCTTTTATATAAATACACTTGATCAATAGCGCAGTGATATAAATTTTCTTTTATATAACTAGAACTATTTTTTTCAACACCATAATTATTATACCATCTTCTAAACACGTTGTGGTGTACTATAATTGTATCACCTTTTTTTATCGATGTGTTATGTATAATAGGTGTTGCTAAAACAATTGCTTCTCTATTTACGTATTGATGATTTGATATATTACTATTTAAAATTAATTGTTTATCACCAATTTTTTTAGTATTATTATATGTATCACCTTTTGGTTTAATAATGAAATTAAACAAACCACGCATTAGTATTCTAAATTGTATTCAACAGCTATAGCCATATTTTTATTAAAATCTTTCCAAGGTATTATATCATCATCTTTTTTAATGAAAACACTAAAATTTTCTTCATTTTCAACTATATCGCAAATTGTATGACCTCCATAAACATCTTGACCTACAGCATAGTGCATTGCTTCATTTTTATAATCTTTACCTATACTAATCTTTCTTATCAACTTTGCCATCTTCTCTAGGTTTTAGGTTTCCATCGTTAATGTTAACAACAACATCACCGTATTTTTCTTTTAATTTATCTTGAAATGTAACTAATGTTTGTTGTAAAACCATTACCTTACTTATCATATTGGCTTTTTGCATCTCTGCTGTACCAATTTGCATCTGCACATCGTTGATGTGTCTTATACTAGTTTGTAACTCTTCTAGTTCAGATTTTGTTATTTTTGTTGCTTTCGCCATAATTTTATATTTAATTTAACTTAATTCACTCGTTTATATTATCACGCTATTTTCACGCTTTTTACTTCTTTTGTTGCTTTGGTTTTCTATTATCTATAAACCAATTTTGATAAACGTCTCTTTTTTCAGTAATATATTCAAAATATTTATCAACTTTTTCTTTCCAATTTTTATCTATTGCTGGATTTATAATACCAGATTTAGGACTAGAAAAACATCTATTGATATATTTTTTTACACCTTTTTGATTTGTAAACAAATAATTGTTTATACACGCAAAAGATCCATGTCCTATATTATTCCATACATCGATCGGTGATATACCTTTACCTAATACAGCTGCATAAATAGCACTTTCACTTATATGTGTTGTATATACATGCTTAGCTTTTTGTAAATAGTAATACATGTCTAGATCTTTAGGTAGTATATTTTCTTCTCCAAAGAAATCTTTTAATTCACCAACTATTTGGTGTGTAGTAATTGGATGTGGTTTAAAATACACATTATTACCATGTGATTTAGATATTTGTTTCATTCTATTTAAACACACATTTGTTTTAACTTTATTAGAACCTGGTAATACTACTAAGTAATCTTTAGCTGGCCAATCTTCAAATTTTTCTTTTCTGTTTTGATATTTATTAGCACTCTTTTTTATTACATTATTTACTAAATAAGATGACCAATCATCTGGTTTTTTAACGTTATCATTCCAAGCATCCATCATTTGCTCGTCTCTAAGTTTTACATTCAATGGTTGAAGATAAAAATTAGTGGCAAATTCTGTGTATGCCATCGTTTTAAAATAAGGCATTTCCTCTGCCATTACATCATAACTTGTTTCAATACCAAGTTCACTACATTTTCTTATAACGTAACCTTCGATTTGTTCTAATTCATCAAGGTTTTTACTTTTTCTGAGTGGACCAATTCTTTTGTCCAACTCCTTTTTATTAAACATTTCCATATTATTAAATTTAATTATTATTAGTATATATATTATTACACGTTTTTACCATTTTCTACCTACTATGTGTTTCGGTTAAGATCTGTACGCTCTGTAGATAAATCTTGTCTATACGTACTGTACCATGACTTAGTTGTATTATTCGTAGTAGTTGTATTTTTCGTAGTAGTTGTAGTAGTACTTGTGTTGAAAGTAGTTGTTGTACTTTTAGTAGTATTGTATGCTGTAGTTGTGTTCGTAGAAGTATTAAACGTAGTTGTAGTACTCTTACTAGTTTCAACTACTGTACTAGTATTTTTATCAGTATTAAACGTTGTAGTAAACAATGTTGTTGTACTTGTGCTTGTATTAAACACTGTAGTAGTATTTTTACTAGTTGACCAAGCTGTAATAGTTGATTTACTAGTTTCTACAGTAGTATTATATGATGTGGTTGTAGCAGTACTAGTATTATAAGTGGTTGTAGTGCTAGTACTTGTATTGTAGGTTGTAGTTGTAGTCTTACTAGTATTATACGTTGTAGTCGTTGATTTATTAGTTTCAGACGTCGTAGTATATGTAGTTGTAGTTGCGGTAGTAGTATTATACGTTGTAGTCGTTGACTTACTAGTCTCATAAGTTGTAGTTGTAGTCTTACTTGTACTTACCACCGTACTAGTTGATTTACTAGTTTCATATGTAGTAGTAAATGAAGTTGTTGTAGCGGTAGTAGTATTAAACGTCGTGGTAGTTGACTTACTAGTTGACCATGTAGTAGATGTGTTCTTATTTGTGATCGAACTAGTTTCAAAAATTGTAGTTTTACTTGTTTCCCAAGTTGTAGTATATATCGTGTTAGTAGCTGTGCTTGTGTTAAATGTTGTAGTAGTACTTTTACTTGTTTCAACTACTGTATTAGTTGCTGTGCTAGTATTAAACGTAGTCGTCGTAGATTTACTTGTTTCCACAACAGTAGCTGTAGCTTTACTTGTTGTTGTCGATGTGTTCCAAGCTGTAGTTGTAGCTGTCTGTGTATTGTATGTTGTGGTAGTACTAGTACTTGTATTATAAGTGGTTGTAGTAGATTTAGTAGTTTCCCAAGTTGTAGTATACGCAGTTGTAGTAGCTGTCTGTGTATTATAAATAGTCGTTGTACTTTTACTAGTTTCATAAGCTGTAGTAGTACTTTTGCTAGTAGATACCACAGTGTTTGTACTTTTACTAGTAATGGTAGCAGTATTAAATACAGTTGTTGTTGCTGTAGATGTATTATATGTTGTTGATGTAGCTTTACTAGTTGATACCACTGTTGAAGTAGTTTTACTAGTTGACACAGCAGTAGCAGTGGTTTTACTTGTACTTATAACTGTAGATGTTGCCGTGTTATATGTAGTGGTAGTACTTGTAGACGTATTGTATGTAGTTGTGGTTGTTGTACTAGTGTTATATGTAGT